ATCGAGTATGGTTTCTAATTCTTACAGACAAAGACTATAGTCATTGACCCGAAGCGAACACCGAACGCATATAAAGAAATCACAGAATATGAGTACGATCGGGACAAAGAGGGAAATGTAATAAGCGGTTATCCTGATGGAAACGATCACGCAATCTCGGCACTTAGGTATGCTTATGAGCCGTTATTTAACAGGAGAGGTTACAGTGCATAATGGGACTTATAACAACACTAAAAAGGTGGTTTAACATGATTTTCAAAAAACAAGCCGAAGAGGACTTCAACATTCAGGCAGCAGAATTTCCAGAGATGGAATCGCTGATTAACCGGTGCGCGAACATATACAGGGGCGTACCAGAATGGCTAGATGATAAGAATAATATCAAGACGATTAACTTTGCGAAATCTGTCTGCTCAGAGACGGCTCGGCTCGCAACGCTGGCAATCGGCATTCAGATAGACGGTTCCGCAAGGGCTGCGTGGCTACAGGAGCAGATTGACAAGGTATATTTCCAAATACGTCACTGGGTAGAATATGGTTGTGCCTACGGAACAGTTTTTATTAAGCCGAACGGTGAGAGCCTTGACGTATTTACTCCGGCAGATGTGATGATCGTGGACTATGATAATCAGGAAATTAAGGGGATTATATTCAAGGATTCTTACACTGTTGGACGGAAATACTATACACGGCTTGAATATCATAGGTTTGTTGAGACCACCGTGGATGGCGTGACGACCTATCCGTACTACGTTTCTAATAGAGCCTATGTGTCAAAATCTCCTCAGAGCATCGGAGATAAGATTGACCTTAAACAGACCAAATGGGCTGACCTCATGGCAGATACACCACCAATTCTCAAGGCAAACGGTGAGAAACTGGACGGACCGCTATATGGAGTATTGCGGACACCGCAAGCGAATAACGTGGATATTAATGCACCATTGGGCTTGCCAATATTTGCCGAAGCTATCGAAGAACTAAAAGACCTCGACATTGCATACAGCCGAAATGCCGGAGAGATTTTCGATTCTCAGAAGATTGTTCTGGCAGATGATAGACTGCTGATGCCAAGTGGCACACCTGTAGCAGCCATGTCACCACAGGGCATGGAGAACAGACGCAATGAGATGAACTTACCGCACTTTGTCAAGAATGTATTCGGACAGGATGAAAAAGAGTTCTATCAAGAAATCAATCCGCAGCTCAACACAGATACCCGTATAAGCGGTATAAATGCCCTTTTAAGCCAGTTAGGGTACAAGATTGGATTCTCCAACGGATATTTTGTTTTTAACGAATCTAGCGGTATTCAGACGGCTACGGGAGTAGAAGCAGAACAGCAGAGGACGGTACAGTTCATTAAAGACGTTCGAGACAAACTGGAATCCTGTCTGGACGAAGTAATCTACGCATTGAACGTTTACGCTGACCTGTACGGGCTTGCACCTGTCGGAGAATACGAGGTCAATTATGATTTTGGAGATATCCTCTATGTCAGAGAAAACGACCGTGCGAGATGGTGGCAGTATGTGACTACTGGTAAGGTTCCGGCATGGTTGTATTTTGTAAAATTCGAGGGAATGACTGAGGAAGAAGCAAAAGCAATGGTCAAAGAAGCTCAGCCAGACGAACCAACATTATTCGGAGAGGAGTAAGAAAGATGGCAGATAAACCAGTAACAAGGGAAGAAAAGTATCTTGCGTACTTGACAGGCGATTACACGGGCGGACTCCCAAAACCAATCACGAGAAAAGAGAGGTATTTATACGAATTATGTTTAAAAGGAATTGGCGGTGAAATCTCGCCGGAAGAAATCAAAGCCGCAGTAAATGAGTACCTTGAAAAGAATCCGGTCAAACCCGGAGCCACGACAGAACAGGCACTGCAGATTGAGCAGAACAAGACAGATGTTGCTTCACTGAAAGAGGAAACTGGTTCACTAAAGGAAGATTTGAATGAACAAAAATTTTATAAAAAACAGACAACAACAGACAATATATTGTTAGGAATTAATGGTAATGGTACTATTGTATCAGACAAGAATTGCACTGTGATTACGAGCAATAAGAATATTGCTATTGTTACAAATTCATTCTCAACAGATGTACAGTATGGTTCTCCTATACAGATTGATAGGAGGAATATTAAGGCTGGTAAGAGATATTATGTATCGTTCGATACACAAAATACTGGTTGTGAATGTCAAATTTTTTTCGATTTTAAACAGGTTAGGAAGTTTGTTTGTGATGGCACAAGAAAACAGTTAGATATTTTTTGTTCTGAATATAATAGCAGTAAAAAAGCACCTTTGATACAGGTAGTAGTTGGTGGAGTACAGAGTGGATTATTTACTAATGTTCAGATTGAAGAAGAAAAATTTACTTCTTATGTAGAACATAAAGGTGAAGAAATTAATCTTAATGCAAATATTATTAAAAATTTTTCCATTTATGCTGGATATACGTCTGTATGGTGTTCTGACGATAGTGCCAATATTGAAATTACATATCAGGTTAATGGTGTACATTATATAGATAAGAAAGTTGCAAATATTGTATCTAAGTTTCCGAATTTAAAAGGTAAAAAAGTTGTCACCTATGGAGATAGTCTTTTTGCAAGCGGAAACGATACAAACGATTATTCATGGCAAAAAGTTTTCTGCGAATCGTTAGGTATTGAAAATCATATTGGTGTGTCAATCGGAGGAAGTGGTTTTTGTTGGAATGAAAATAGAAGATATACTTATCCATCTAATTTTGTGTTAGGAGATAATCTTCCAGTTGGCTGTTTTATCAGTTCAGATGGAAAAAGCAATGCTAATTTTTGCTCATGGGACAGAATTTCTAAGACAATTCCAAAAGACGCAGATATCGTTATTGTCGGAACTGGAACAAATGATATAGGTTCGTTTTCTTCAGATTTAACTTTTAGGACAGCTAATATTCAAGACGCCGATTGGGTAGCAAGTAGTGAATATAGCAAGTATGGTGGAGATTTTAATACAGGTGGTGTTCGTGGAGCTATAATGTCAACTATTATGAAAATTCATTGTCAAGCACCAAATGCAGATATTTATTTAACAAATTGGTGTAATAGTAGAGGAGACAACGGAACTAATAACCAAACAAATACATCAAAAGAAACAGAAACGATAACAATGCTTGAGGATATGGAGTATGCGTCAAAAAATGCCGGTGTACCTTTATTCGATTTATTTCATAACAGTGGAATCAATCCGTTAAACAGGAGCGAGTATGTTATTGATATTGTCCATCTTAATACTAAAGGATATAAAAAGATGGGGGATATAATTTCTGCTTTTGTTAAATCTTTACTTAATTAAAAGGGGCTTTAGTTAACCAGTAAAAATCCAAAATATGTACCACGACTTTTGGCGAAAGAGGTGATATACTATGCTTAGTCCTGAATATTTGCGAAGAATTACAGAGGGCAGTGAACAGATCGCTGAAGAACTACATCAGTATATCATCTCTGAAATCGTGTCCCGAATGATGGCGAGAATTGGCAGGGGCGAGGATTATATTCTGACCAATGCTGATGCGTGGAGAATCAGAACGCTACAGGAATCCGGTGAGCTGTTAGAGGACATTCTGGCAGAATTATCCAAATATACCAAACGTGAACAGCAGGAACTTCTTGAAGCGTTTGAAGATGCCGGAATCACTGCAATGAACTATGATGATAAGGTATACAAGGCGGCAGGATTAAACCCTGTACCGCTTGAACAATCCCCAGCTATGATAAGACTCATGGAACGGAATATGCTTGCGACTATGGGCGAGTGGAAGAACTTCACGAGAACAACTGCAAGTGCCGCTCAGAAGCTCTACATTGAGCAATGCGACCTTGCATATAACCATGTGATGACTGGGGCGGTTGGGTATACGCAAGCCATCAAAGAAGCAGTTAACAACGTTGTGAGTGATGGCGTTACCGTCACATATCCATCTGGCAGAAAAGACACGATTGAAACAGCAGTTGCACGTTCTGTCAAAACTGGTGTGGCACAGGCATGCGCTGACATTCAGTTGACAAGAATGAAAGAAATGGGATATGGCTTAGTGTTGACATCGGCACATATAGGAAGCCGCCCAAGCCATGAAGTATGGCAAGGACAGGTATTCTCTATAGACTGGGAAAAATTAAAAGAAATTAAGCCGGAGTTTTTTCAGGAACGAGATACACCAGAATACCGTAGAATGTTGGAGCAAAAAGCAAGCCACTATCCAGATTTTATTGAAAATTGTCATTATGGCGAAGCTGATGGAATATGTGGAGTAAATTGCAGACATCATTTTTCAGTTTGGGCGGAAGGAATGTCGAATCCCTATGCAGAATTATCGGCGCAGGACAAAGCTGACAAAGGCAAACAGTACGAAAAAGAACAACGGCAACGTGCTTACGAACGGAGAATCCGCAAGACGAAACGTGAAGTCCTTGGACTACAAGCAGGAGTCGACAATGCACCGAATGAAAAGGCGAAATTCGCACTCCAGCAAGACCTTGACCGGAAGTCTTATCTTTTACAGAAACAAAATGCTGCATACAAAGATTACTGCAAGCAGAATAACCTGAGAGAACTGCAAGACCGGCTCATGATAGCGAAGTGGAACCGCCAGAACGCCGCTAAAGCCAGAGGAGCGGCAAAGAGATATAAGACAGCAAAGGGGATTGACTAATGGATAGATGGGAATATTACAATCCGAATCCTGCCGGGAATCGAGTCGGAGATTGTGCTGTCCGGGCAATATGTAAAGCAACCGGGTTCGACTGGGAAACAGTATTCGCCGGATTAATGATACAGGCGTGTGCTCTGTCGGATATGCCATCAGCTAATTACGTTTGGGGCGCGTATCTCTATAAACGTGGGTACAGACGTAAGCTAATTGAACAGTCAGAACGATATATCTATACAGTCAACGACTTTTGCGCAGACCATCCGACAGGCACATACATCCTCTGCATAGACGGTCATGTAGTGACGGTACAAGATGGCAAATATTTTGACACATGGGATTCCGGTAATGAGATTCCGGTATATTACTGGGAAAAGGAGAATAAATGAGCATATCAGAATTTGTACAGATTTTCCTCTCTATCTGTGGAGGGGTGTCTATTGTCGGAGGCGCGGCAGCCGTAATTTTTAAATGGATTACTCCGGCATTTCGACTTAATAAGCGAGTAGAGACACTGGAAGAGCATGATAGACGAGATTATGAAAGTCTTCGGAGAATCGCAGAACGAGATTCATTAATTCTGGAAGTGTTATCAACCATGCTAGACAGTCAGATCAGCGGAAACAACGTCGAGGAGTTAAAAAAAACAAAGCAGAAGCTCACGGAGTATCTTGCACAGAATCAGCGTTAATTGCATTAATAAGGGGTATGCTCATGAAATTATATGTGTTCACTAAGAAAGATATAGACAGATTCTTGTTAGAGTGCAATTTTACACCGGACGAAGAAAGACTGTTTCGGCTGAGATGTCAGGAACACACTCTTGAATACTGTGCAGAACAGATGAATGTGAGTATATCCACGGCGAAACGATTAAGCCGGAGGGTGAATAATAAAATAATTAAAGTGTGTTAAGACGACAATAAAAGCCCCAGGATTATCTCTCAGGGGCTTATTTTGCGTCTTTCCAAAATAGAAATATTAAAATTTGCACTTATTCAGTACTATTTCAAGAACAGTTCCGGGCGTTTTCTTAAATTTCTTCTGTATAGGAAATTCTAAGGGTGTTACCCTCGATTTCCCAAAAATAATGATCGCTGTCATATTTTTCGAGGTTTCTAAACTCCTCGATTTCTCCACTTGTCAGTGCCATTTCTACGGTCACCAGTTCGGTTCCCATCTTCCCGGTTTTTATTGCTTCTTTCTCAATTGCTCGATCAATTTTTCTTTCTAACATCTTCTTTTCCCTCCTCCTTATGCCCGAGCGTAAGAAATAAAATTCTGCTCGGTGGTCTCGTCAACAAGTTCCGCCGGGATTCTCACCCAGTTCTCGCCCAGAGAATTTATAAAATCCTCTTTCTGGGACTCTGTGCCGCACAGCCAAGCTGCTGTAACTTTGGCACATCCGAAGTTTTCGGAATTGTTTCGGGCTACCTGTTTCAATTCAAATTTTCTCATCTTTTTTCCTCCGTTCCGCCCCTTGTAGGGGCTGTGTAATTGGTTTTCTTTAACTGTCTTTATTATACATCTATGTGCGTTATATGTCAAGCGTATATGTGCGTTATTTTTATTTTTTTTCTAGCCTGTCGAGCTCTGACAGAACAACATCCCTGATAAAGGCACTGTTGCTCTTGCCAAGACCGAGCTTTTCAATCCTCTCTTTAGTTCCTTTTGGAAAGACAATGTTTAGCCTATAGTTGCTGTTCTCATACTTTCTTACCGCTCTTTTCTGCGCTTCTGTTGCCATGTTAATCCCTCCTTTTTTCTTAATTATAAATCTATGTGCGTTATTACACAATACTTTTTCGATACTTTTTTGAACTTTTTAGATTGATACATCTATGCAAAAATATAATTAGAAAGGCGGTGCATAAGATGGCATTATATAACAATCCTTATCAATATAGTTTTGGTGTTCCGGGACAGATGAACCAATTTCAGCAACAGCCTGTCCAGATGCCAGCTCAACCAGTACAGCAACCACAGCAGAATAATAGTGGCATTCTGTGGGTATCTGGCGAAGTGGGTGCAAAATCCTATCTGGTAGCACCCGGGACAAGCGTTTTACTGATGGACAGTGAAAGTGAAAAGTTCTACATAAAATCCACAGACGTTTCCGGTATGCCACAACCATTACGGACGTTTGAATACCATGAAGTAGGTGCTCAGATGCCGCCTAAGCAGTCTGTTCAGAACATGGACAGTAAATATGTCACCAGACAGGAATATGATGATTTGAAGGGCAAATACGAAGCTATCATAAACCGATTAAATTCATTTTCTGAACCTGTTAGAGCTAATACCGTGCAGGAATCAGCAGTCAAGGGAGGAAACGCAGATGAGTAATCCATTATTTAACACCCTCGGTGGTGGGATGCCGCAGGGAAACGGGCCAATGCAGATGATACAGCAGTTTATGCAGTTTAAGCAGAATTTTAAGGGAGACCCGAAAGCAGAAGTTGAGAAGATGTTACAGTCTGGGAAGATTTCTCAGCAACAACTTAATCAAGTTCAACAGATGGCAGGGCAATTCCAGCACATGTTGAAAGGAATGAAATAGTACATTACAATCTGGCCAGATTGATGTAAATACACAATAAAGGAGATTATAACTATGGATGGAAATTATAGCTTAGCAGATATTGCCGCTGCTACTGGAAACGGTAGAAATAATGACGGCATGTTTGGCGGAGATGGTAGCTGGTGGATTATTGTTTTATTCATTTTTGCTTTCTTCGGATGGGGAAACAACGGCTGGGGCAATAATGGCAATGGCGGCGGATATGCAGCCACAGCAGCTACTCAGGCAGACATTCAGAGAGGATTTGACAATTCCGCAGTAATCAGCAAACTTGACGGAATCAATAGTGGCCTGTGTGATGGATTCTATGCCATGAATAACGGTATGCTTACCGGTTTTAACGGAATCAATACAAACATCATGCAGACCGGCTTTGGAATCCAGCAGGCAATCAATGCTGATACTGTAGCAAACATGCAGAATACAAATGCTTTACAGGCTCAGCTTGCGAACTGTTGCTGCGAGACCCGGGAAGCTATCCAGGGCGTGAACTACAATATGGCACAGAACACCTGTGCATTGCAGAACACCATGAACAGTAACACAAGAGACATCATTGATAACCAGAATGCAAATGCGAGAGCCGTTTTAGATTATCTTTGCAATGAAAAGATTTCTAGTCTGCAGGCTGAGAATAATGATCTCAGACGTGCTGCATCTCAGGATCGCCAGAGCGCACTTCTCACAACTGCAATGGCTTCTCAGACACAGCAGCTCATTAATGCAATCAATCCAGCACCGATTCCGGCATATCAGGTTCCTAACCCGAACACATATTACGGATGTGGATGCGGATGCAACACCGGATGCAATTGCTGATAACTTCATATCGAGAGTATCTTTCGATTGATTCGAATGTCGGCTTATACCGTATTACACAGAGGGGCAGGCTGAGACCTGTCCTTTTGTGATATGAAAGGGGTAAAAATTATGGCAGAATTTACAAGTGTAGCTGCTCAGACTGTAGCAGCAAATGGAAACGTAGTATTTTCAAATACAGCAGTTAAGGGTTCTAACTGCATTCAGCACAGAGAGGGAAGCGGAATCATCACTCTAAGAGGACTGACTAACCAGTGTAAAGCGAGATTCTTCGTGGATTTTTCTGGTAATATCGCAATTCCAACAGGCGGTACTGTCGGAGCTATTTCTCTGGCAATTGCAATCTCTGGTGAGCCGGTTCTTTCTTCCCAGATGATTTCCACACCGGCAGCAGTAAATCAGTACAATAATGTGTCCTCTGGCATCTATATTGATGTGCCTCGCGGATGCTGCGTTAATATCGCGGTAGAAAACACAAGCGATCAGGCTATTTCTGTTGCGAACGCAAATATTGTCGTGACTAGAGAAGCATAGGAGGTGCGATTATGAGAGATATTAAGGATTTATGTGCAAGAATCGAAGATGAACTTTCCAAAATCGCTGATAATGGACTGACTACCGGAAATCTGGAAATGACATACAAACTGATTGATATGTACAAAGACATAAAGAACACGCAGTACTGGGACAAGAAAGTGGAGTACTATAACACTGTCCTTGATGAGATGCGTGGCGGATACAATGACGATTACAGCGAACGCGGAAGAAAGCGCGACAGCATGGGGAGATACAGCGCAAATGACGGCAGAATGATGCCGGATTATGACCGAGGCAGTTCTTATGCCAGACGTGGTGAGCATTATGTTAGAGGACATTACAGCCGCTCTGACGGACGAGATGCTTATGACGACTATATGACACAGAAACAGAGCTATCGTTCCGGCAAGTCTGAAGACTGCAAAAGAAAGATGCTCGCCGCATTGGAAGAACATCTGGACGAACTTACAACAGAAATGAGCGATATGTCCAAGGATGCAGAGTGCCGGGAAGAACGTGATCTTGTCAAGAGATACGTAGAAAAACTCCGTGATATGCTCTAAAAACACAAAAGTGGTAGAGAGGTAGTTAAAAGAAATCTGTTATAATGTAATTGTGCAGCAGGAAGCACAAGTAAAACGGTTGTTTTTGACATTTTCGTTTTAATCCTCCTTTCTTTAATTTAGTAGCTGGTACGCACGCTTTAACGGAAAGTTGAACAGGTTCGAATCCTGTCGTGCGTATTTGCCATCTGGCACGCAAGATGGCTCACCTCCTTGATTAAGGTTTTTGTTATTCATACTTTTCTTTTAAAAAAGAAATAAATATCCGAAACAACTCGTGGCAGGCATGACACGTTAAACACCTTGCTAACCCGGGAATCCGGGTTATGTGGAATGTACGCTAGTGGAAAACTGACAGAGTCGCACTCTGGTCTCCGGTTCGATTCCGGGCGCTCCGCTTTAATCCGCTTAGAGTTAAGCTGTTTGTATACAGGTGGTCTATGTCTCAGGTGGATTTACGCTATAGCGAAAGAAGTGAAATTCACCCCAGTTTCTTTTTAGAGGGTTGGCCGTTATAGGCGGCATGGAATGTAGCTCAGTGGTAGATCGCACTGTAAATGTGAGGTCGCAGGTTCGATTCCTGCCTTTCCGATTACCTTGCCAGTGGTCTAACTGGCTTAATCCATTTACCTGCGGCGGCAGGTCAATAAACACGACCAGGAGGATGTTATGCAGAAACTTATTGACACATTAAAATCATTTGGAATTGAAATCCCTGAGGATAAGCAGGCAGATATTAAGAAAGCACTTTCTGAGAATTACAAGAATGCAAAAGAAGTAGCGAAAACCCTGACAAAAGTCGAGGGTGAACGTGACGACTGGAAAGAACGCGCTGAAACAGCAGAAGAAACTTTAAAAGGATTTGACGGTATCGACCCGGCAAATGTCAAAAGCGAGTTAGAGACTTGGAAACAGAAAGCGGCAGATGCAGAGAAAGAATTCAATGCAAAAATCTACGACCGTGATTTCTCAGATGCACTCAAAGCGGCACTCGACGATGTTAAGTTTTCCAGTGAAGCTGCAAAGAAGTCTGTTATGGCAGACATTAAAGAAGCCGGATTAAAACTGAAAGACGGTAAAATTCTCGGATTAAATGACCTGATCGAACAGATGAAGCAGTCTGACGCATCCGCTTTTGTGGATGAATCTCAGCAGCAGGCTCAGCAGAATCAGGCAAGATTTGCAGCACCGCGGATTGGACAGCAGCAGACACCGGGAAGCATGACTAGAAAAGATATCGAAGCAATCAAAGACCCGTCCGAAAGACAGGCTGCAATTGCTCAGAACATCCAGTTATTCCAGTGATTTTTTACACCGACTATACATCAGGGTATAGCCGCTAACCCAATGCCTTAACAATTATGGGTAGAAAGGATTTTTATATGGCAGCAAAAGCTAATCTTATTATGAGTAATGATATTCAGGTCACAGCACGTGAGATTGACTTCGTTACCAGATTTGAAAGAAACTGGGAACACTTGCGCGAGATTCTTGGTATCATGCGTCCAATCAAAAAGACACCCGGAGCGGTTCTTAAATCAAAATACGCAGAAGGCACATTGCAGGATGGAAATGTTAAAGAGGGTGAAGAAATCCCTTACAGCAAATTCACTGTAAAGGAAAAGCCTTATGCAGAAATGAGTATTGAGAAGTACGCAAAGGCTGTATCTATCGAAGCAATCAAGGATCACGGTTATGAGAACGCCGTTCAGATGACCGATGATGAATTCCTTTTCCAACTTCAGACCAATGTTACTGAAAGATTTTACGACTATCTGAAAACAGGTACCCTTACTTCCACAGAAACTACATTCCAGATGGCTCTGGCGATGGCCAAAGGCCGTGTTGAGAACAAATTCAAGCAGATGCACAGAAATGTGACTGGCGTTGTTGGATTTGTGAACATTCTGGACGTATATGAATATCTTGGAGCGGCTGAGATCACTATTCAGAACCAGTTCGGCTTCCAGTACATGAAAGATTTCATGGGATTCAATACTATCTTCCTGTTATCCGACAGCGAAATCCCGAGAGGACAGGTTATTGCTACCCCTGTCGAGAACATCGTACTTTACTATGTTGACCCGAACGAATCTGACTTTGCAAGAGCAGGTCTGGTGTATACCGTATCTGGCGAGACAAACCTGATCGGATTCCACACTCAGGGCAACTACCACACCGCAGTGTCCGAAGCGTTCGCAGTTATGGGACTTACTCTTTTTGCGGAGTACATTGACGCAATCGCAGTAATCACCATTGATGAGACACCAACACTTGGTACTCTGACAGTAACATCTGCGACAGGAACAGCAACTGGTGATACAAAAATCACTGTAAACCCAGATAAAGAAAACGCTAACAATGTGTACAAGTACAAAGTTGGTGTATCTGAAACAGCTGTAACTTATGGCCAGAATCTCAGAAACTGGACTACATGGGACGGAAAATCCGATATCAAGGCGACAACCGGGCAGAAGATCACAGTGGTTGAGTGCGATGGAACATACAAAGCACTGAATGCCGGAAGTACAAGCGTAACAGCAAAATCATAAACGCAGGAGGTAACTGGCATGGCTTATGCAGATTATAAATTCTATACAGAATCATTCGGTAATGTCGTGTCAGAAGTCGACTTTCCGCGAATGGCAGAAAAAGCCAGTGATTTTATAGACGCAATGACATTTGACAGGTTGGTGGATGGACTGCCGACAAATGAACGCTCACAGAAGCGTATTAAGAAGGCAGTCTGTTCATTGGCTGAATTAATGTATCAGATTGAGCTTGCTGAAAAGAATGCAATCAATCAGGCATCGGCAAATGTAACCGACATAAATGTCGGGAACATCTCAACAGGCATTGTAACATCTGTATCATCCGGCAGTGAATCCATCTCTTACGCAACACCTCAGCAGATTGGAGCGAGTGCAAAAGAGTGGAGTGCAGTGTATGCCGTCGCCGGAGATGCACAAAAAACGAACGACTTGCTCTTAAAGACAGCTTTACCACTTCTGATGGGAGTAAGGACGGATAATGGAATACCAGTATTATATGCAGGAGTGTGATTATATGGACATTTCAACATTAGGCTCATGTATAGCAATCGTTATGATCTGCTACATTGTAGGAATGGGCTGCAAAGCATCAAAGAGAATCTCTGACGAATGGATTCCAGTAATCATGGCGGTTATTGGTGGAATTCTCGGAGCAGTCGGAATGGGAGTTATCCCGGATTTCCCGGCAACGGATTATATCACAGCAGTTGCAGTCGGTATGTTTAACGGATTGTCGGCAACCGGAGTGAATCAGGTTATTAAGCAGACAGTGCAGAAAGAGTGATTTTATGGGTGGACGTGGTGGAAGTAGTGGGTTAAGTAACGAGAAGCCGGTTTCTAAGCTTATTGCGAAGGTGTACTTTAATTCTTCAAAGAAAAGCGATGCTTTAAGGGGAAACGGAACTGTTAAAAAAGACAGTAAACTCGAGAAGGTCATTAATTCAGAAAACACTAGCTACTTTAAGTCAATCAAGACAAAGAGCGAAGCAGTGAAGACAATGAATTATATAAATGACAGATTAAGTGAGAGTAAAAGGAAAATCGCAAAACTTGGAAGTGCAGAGGCGTTATTTAAAAATCAAAGGCTTGCTATAGAGCATCGAAAATTAGTCAATGCCAGTACAGCCATGAGAGATGAAATGCACAAATTTTCAAAGGCATCTGAAAAAGGCGATACAAGTGCTTTGCACGATACAAGCCGTACTACCACCACTTATGACAGAGCCAGAAAGCGCAGAATGAAAAACTTTGATTCATGGTTCTTTGGAAGCGGAAAGAAGTAATCTATGGCAAACCGAGAGACAAGTATAGCTTACGAAAATCTGAACCGCCGCATCTTCCCTGGTGTCGGCGAATACGGTATACCACGGATAAAATCGGAATTATTCGAGGGCAATTGCGAATTTGTCGGATTCAATTACGCCAGAGGAAAATGCAGTAATCCAGAAGAGAAAGCTGTTCATTTCTTCTTAGATGATTACCAATTCGATGCGCTATGGAGAAACCCAGACAGGTACGTGGACAAGCTGAGCAAATTCCGGTACATTCTAACACCAGATTTTAGCACCTACACCGATTTTCCTAAAGTCATCCAGATATACAACCATTATCGCAAGCACTGGATAGGTGCATATCTCCAAGAATATGGTTGCCGTGTGATTCCAACAATCTCATGGAGCACACCGGATTCTTACGATTGGTGTTTCGATGGGGAGCCAAAGGGTGGAACAGTTGCAGTATCTTCTGTTGGTTGTATGAATGGAAAGAAAAAGAAAGAACTGTTTCTTTCTGGTTACGATGCCATGATTGAGAAGTTGCACCCAGAAAGCATTATCTTTTACGGGAAAATGCCGGAAGAGTGCAAAGGCAATATTGTCCGAATAAAATCATTCTCTGATAGATTTTCAAAAGCAATATGTGAAGGATAGGAGGGTATCATGTATTCATCTAAAATTACACTTTTCAACTATTACGAAAGTGCCACGACAAGAGATGCGTACTGGTATCCTCATGTTTTATCCGGCGTTGACCTCATTACTGACAAAGGAGCAATCCTTAAAAAGTACGGACCAGACGCAACTGACAACGCACAGTTGCACGTTCGATACACTGTCCAGAACGGTGATATAATCATTGCTGACAAGGACGGCAAGATTCTTCCATGGGTGCCTCATAAAGAGTGGAAAAGGCAGATTAATAACGCTCTAGAAGACACTATCACATTCTCAGATGAGTCATTCTTCTGGGAAGGTGAGTGGACTGGTGGAACGGTATCTGACAGTGATTATCGGAATGGATTCTACCAGTACATGAATGAGAATAAGGACAACGTATTCAAGATTACCAGTGTGGGTGGTCCGTATACACTGATTCCACATTTTGAGATTCTGGGTAAGTAATATGAGCAAAATTCATCATTTCAAAGGATTCTCCATAGTTGACGGAGATATGAAAATCAAGCTGAATATGGACAGGTTCTCCAGACAATACCAAGAAGCCCAGTATCTTCTTGATGGAATGGTTATGGACGGTATGGTTCCGTTTATGCCGATGATTACAGGAGACTTCATTAACCGGACAAGAGTTGAGAGTACATCCTTGCAAGGAACTGGGAAAGTATGTGCGGCGGCGGCTCCTTATGGGCGTTTTCTGTACGAGGGGAAAGGAATGGTTGATGAAGCAACTGGAAGTCCCTACGCGAGACGTGGAGCAAAGAAAGTTCTCGTCAGTCAGTTTTCTGGCCGGACAGCCGCAAAGGAAAATCTTGAATACACCAAACAAGCTCACCCACAGGCACAGGCAAAGTGGTTTGATGCTGCTAAACGACAATACGGTGACACATGGATTCGTAAAGTAAAAGCACAGGCAGGAGGCGGCAGACATGGCAGATAAACCTATCGGTAAAGATGCAACTGGATATGAGATTCTGACAGATGCCATGAAAGCACTTCTAAACCAGTATCCGGGGCTATACGAAAATGTAACAATCAAATTTGAGGAACTTGGCAAGGAATCTGGAATTGCGTTCTCAGCAGACAACGGGGCATTGATCTATTCAGAAAAAGAAGATGTTTGCGGCGTAATGCACCAGGTATGCCAGTATCCATTTTATGTGGTATATCGAACAGCATCCGACAAAGAACGACAGAAGCTATCTGTTCAGAAGTTCCTTGACAATCTCGGTAAATGGATATGTCGAGAACCAGTTGCCATAAATGGCGTTGAGACACGTTTGAATGCGTTTCCTGAACTTTCACAGGGGCGAGTGATAAAACGCATCACCCGTGACAACTCATATGGTTTAGAGCCGCAGGAGAATGGCGTACAGGACTGGTTATTGCCATTATCGGTACGCTACGAAAACACATATGAAGTAATATAACAAGTAACAACCGGCTATCAATAGGAGATGGTCGCTAACCTACACAGCCTTTTAAAAGTTATAGGCAGAAAGGACATTTCTATGGCAGTTACAGGCAAAATTGACCGTAAATATATGGCTCATTACATCGACGCAGGTTCTCTCTGTGGGGGGCTGACGCCGAAATATGAGCGTCTTGGGAAAGATCTGGAAGAGTACAATGTAGAACTCAATCCAGACACCGAAACATCTAAAAACATTCTTGGAGAATCCACATTTAAACATAACGGCTACGAAGTTTCTTCTGATGCTGATCCGTTCTATGCAGACACCACCTCTAATCTGTTCACAGCATTACAGAAGATCGTAGATGGACGTCTCAAAGACGACAACCTCAAAACAAAAGCAGTTGAAGTTCATCTCTGGACAGAAGCCACAGCAGGGAAATATGAAGCATATCAGCAGGACTGTTACGTTGTGCCGACTTCCTACGGCGGTGACACATCTGGATATCAGATTCCATTTACCGTCAATTATACCGGCGAACGTGTAAAAGGAAAGTTTGATATCAGTTCCGGCACATTCACAGCCGACAGCGAATAATTTTAGGAGGGTATAGAAAATGGCAAAAACAATTAATACAAACATTGATGATGGATTTCTTCTTTTCACATTCACAAACAAACAGGGCGAAGTGTTCTCTTCGTTCAAATTGAACCCTACTGACATTAATATTGCGGCAAGAGCGGAAGAATTGGAAACTTTCTTTGAACAGGCTCAGGAATCTGTTAAAAATGTTTCTTCTAGTAAAGAGATGGCGGAGATTAATAAGCAGATTGAGGACAAAATCAATTATATGCTCGGATACGAAGCATCTAAGGATTTATTTAAAGAACCAATTACCGCAACAACTGTTTTTGGAAATGGTCAGGTGTTTGCCTATATCGTTCTGGACAAAATCAATGAAGCGCTTACTCCGGAAATTGAAAAGAGAAAGAAAAAAATGCAGGAAGTAGTCAATAAGTACACGGAGAAGTATATAAAATGACCGCCTATGAGTTGCCCACCTCACTAAATATCAGTGGGGTGGATTTTTCTATCAGAACGGATTTTCGTGCGATTATTGATATTCTCATTGCCATGAATGACCCAGAATTGGACGAACAGGCGAAAGCTGTTGTTATGTTACAGATTTTGTTTGAGGACTGGCAAAGCATACCCCTGGAACATCTTACAGAAGCTTGTCAGAAAGCTTGCGAGTTTATTGATTGTGGTCAATTCGATGATAGCCCGAACAAGCCCAAACCCCGTTTGATGGACTGGGAACAGGATGGAGATATGATCGTTCCGGCTGTGAACAAGGTTGCTGGTAAAGAAATCAGATCAGTACCTTATATGCACTGGTGGACGTTTTTTGGATACTTTATGGAATCTGGCGAGTGCCTGTTCAACACCGTAGTTGGAATCCGGTCAAAAAAAGCAAAGGGTGAAAAACTCGATAAATGGGAAAAGAAATTCTATCAAGAGAATAAAAACACAATTGACATAAAAACACGTCTCAGCGACGAGGAGCAAGCTTATAAAGATAAGCTGAATGAGATGTTGAACCTCAAATAGTTAGGAGGTGGACACATGGCTGCTGATGGCTCAGTCATTATTGATACTAGGATGGACACATCAGGTGTGCAAAACGGCGTATCAGCAATCAGGCAGTCTTTTAACGGACTTGGCAGCGTAGTAAAAAAAATAGGCATACTGATTGGCGGAGCATTCGCAATTGGGAAACTGGCCCAGTTTGGGAAAGAGTGCGTAGAACTTGGTTCTAATCTGACAGAAGTCCAGAACGTGGTTGATGTTACATTTACAACCATGTCTGATAAGGTCAATGAATTTGCAAAGAATGCCATGACCTCTGCCGGACTGTCAGAGACAATGGCAAAAAGGTATGTTGGAACGTTCGGAGCAATGTCTAAGTCGTTCGGATTCTCCGAAGCACAGGCTTACGACATGTCAACGGCTCTAACGCAGCTGACTGGTGATGTAGCATCATTCTATAACATCAGTCAGGACGAGGCGTATACGAAACTAAAGTCTGTATTTACGGGTGAGACGGAAACATTGAAAGATTTAGGCGTTGTCCTTACGCAAAATGCACTTGACCAGTATGCGCTGGCAAATGGATATGGGAAAACCACATCTGCCATGACCGAACAGGAGAAAGTGGCTCTCCGCTTGGCTTTTGTACAGAAACAGTTGTCTGCCGCATCTGGTGATTTCATTCGAACATCTGACTCATGGGCGAACCAGGTCAGAGTGATGCAGTTACAGTTGCAATCTCTCAAGGCAACAGTCGGACAGGGATTAATCAATCTCTTCACTCCCGTTTTGAGAGTTATTAATATCTTGCTCGGTAAGTTAGCAACTCTGGCAAATGCCTTCAAGTCATTTACGGAATTAATCACCGGAAAGAAATCATCTGGCCAGACAGGCGCAAGTGGTGCAGGTCTTGTCGGAACAGATGCAATAGCTGATACGGCAGACCAATATGGAGATGCTGCCAACAATGCCGAAAAGCTGGCAGATGCGACAAATGATACAGCAGATGCAACTAAGAAAGCTACTAAGGCGGCAAAAGGATATCTTAGTCCTCTTGACGAAATAAATAATTACTCAACGGATAAAAGCACAGATTCATCGTCAAAAGTACCGGGCGCAACCGGCGGACTTGCAGATCAGATGAAAGATGCTGTACAAAATGTTGATTATGGAAAATTGGCAGAGGGTGAGACAGTTCTTGATAAAATGTCAAAACCGCTAAAAAAGATAATCGACAGATTTAAACAGTTGGCTAAGTTAATCGCAAAAGGATTCTGGGATGGATTAGGAGATTACGAACCAATTCTTGACGGAATAAAAAAGGATCTCGATTCCATATGGAAATCTTTAAAGGATATCTTCACTGATTCAGAAGTTGCTAAAGCAGCAAATAATTTTTTCGATTCATTCGCATATGCAATTGGACAAGTTGCTGGCTCATTCGCCAGAATCGGATTAACAATTGCGCAAAACATTATAGGCGGAATCGAAAAGTTTTTAAAGCAGAACACGCAAAGAATAAAGAACTATCTGATAGATATGTTCAATATCGGCTCTGAAATTGCACAAATAGGTGGAAATCTTGCAGTTGCTTTCGCTAATGTTTTCTCAGTTTTCGGCGGAGAAACTGCGCAACAAATCACAGCAGATTTAATCGGAATCTTTGCTGAAATCGGAATGGTTCTTACGGAAACGGCTGCAAAACTTGGTAGAGATATCCTGAACATGATTGCACAGCCTTTTATCGACAACAAAGACATTTTGAAGTCAGCAATCGAGGGTAGCCTCGGAGTAATAGAAACTGTAACAAGTGGGGTCTTAACAGTTGTTCAAAACCTTAGTGACGCGATATCCAGACTATATGATGAGCATGTAAAACCGTTCTTTGATTCTATAGCAAATGGACTATCAAGCATATTTGAGACTCTGATGACCGGATACAACACTTATATTCTTCCAGTTTTGCAAGGACTGGCAGAACAGTTCAAAGGGCTATTAGAGGGACCATTAGGGGATGCGATTTTAAAGATAGAAACATTCCTCGGAAAACTCATTGATTCTCTGAAACTTCTGTGGGAGTCGGTATTAGTGCCTTTGATTAACTGGATAATCGCGAATTTGCTTCCGGTCGTGGCAGAAATAATTAACGTTGTAGGCACCGTAGCAATAAAAGTTATGAAATCATTAATTAAAATAATTGGTGATGTAGCAGATACACTGAGCGGAATCATTGATTTTCTTGTCGGCGTTTTCACAGGAGACTGGGAACTGGCTTGGCAGGGAATAAAAGAGATTGCGGATGGAGCATGGAGTTTTATCAAAGATGTTGTGTCAGGTGCGTGGGAGATAATTAAAACCGTAACAAAAGGCGCGTTGAGCATAATAAAGAGCATCATCAGCACTGCTTGGAATGCGATTAAAGCATTGACTTCAACAATCTGGAACGCAATCAAAAAGACACTTTCTGGCCTTTGGAACTCTCTTAAATCCACAGCCAGCACAGTATTTAATGCAATTAAAACTAAAGTTGTAGGCGTATGGGACAGCGTAAAGAACAAGACATCCCGAACATGGGAAAACGTAGCTACGTTTGTGTCTAATAAAGTAGAAGCGATAAAAAATGCTATCACTAATAAGTTTAATGCCGCCAGAGATGCAGTCAGATCTGCATTTGAAGGCATTGTGGATTTTATTAAAGCTCCGATTAATCAGGCAATCAGCATTGTTAATAATGCAGTTGGGATGATTAATAATGCAATTGGCGGAATTGAATCGGCTTTCTCCTTTGGGCCTTGGACTGTTCCAACACCGTTTGGTTCAAAGACTATTGGATTTCATGCAACATTTCCACGTATTGGAACTATTCCGTATCTGGCCAGTGGCGCAGTTATTCCACCACGAAGCGAATTCCTTGCGGTATTAGGTGACCAGAAGAAAGGAAATAACCTGGAAGCACCGGAAAGCCTGTTACGGCAGATTGTCCGGGAAGAATCAGGAAAAGGACAGGGAGACGGAAATACCTATAATGTTACAGTCAATGCATCTGGCAGAAAACTGTTAGATATTATTATCAGTGAAGCTGAAATGAGAAGAAACCGAAACGGGAAGAACCCATTTGAGTTAGTATAAGGAGAAGAATATGACGCAGGAACAATTCAAAATAGACAACGTTGTTATAAGAGCACCGGACAGTTACAAGCCGGTGTTCGCAACCACTTCTACGGAAGATTCTAAGAGAAGTCAGGATTTAGTTATGCATAATTCTCCAATGGGAACCATAGGCGGGTATGACATGCAATGGGGCGAACTTACGTGGACTGAAATAGCAACCATACTAAATACTGTACTTAACAAAAGCCAATTCACATTCCACCATAAAGACCCAACTATTCCGGGAAGATGGATAGACAGAACATTCTACGCATCAAATTTTAACATGGCTGCGCAAACTCTGAAAGACGGGGAAGAAAAGTGGACAGATTTGTCTATTAATGTGAGGAGGATTGAGCCGATTTGATAAATGTATCTACTCAGTTGAAGAAAGAATCTCTTACAAACAGAAATTATTACGTGACAGCAAATGTTACATTGTCAAATGGCGCAACTCTTAAGCTAGGTAAAAAAGACTTTTACCTGTCTGGAAATAGTCTTGTAGATTCAGCGGACTCCGGGGACTTTCCGGTGGGTGTGGCAATCGCAAAAACGGCAAGTTTATCATTGGTAAATGATGACGGGCGCTTTGACGGATATAATTTTAACGCTGCAAGGTTTGTTATCTTTCTCAATGTGCAGTTATCCGACAGGATAGAAACCATAAAGAGAGGTACTTACATTGTATCGAAAAAGCCCGCAACAGCAAGCGAAATAAGTCTTTCTCTCTTAGATAAAATGCATAACGCTGATAAGGCATATGATTCTAATCTGTCTTTTCCTTGTACGGTCAAGGAACTGCTCTCGGAATGCTGTCAGCAATGTGGAATCACTCTTGGAGATGCAGTGTTTCCAAATGCGGATTTTCAGATTCAGAAAGTGCCATCTAATGCGACATACCGTACAATAATCGGAATGTGTGCCGGGATAGCCGGTGGAAATGCAAGAATCGACGAAAATGACTTACTCAGGATTATTACGTTTGATAAGACATTTACCAATACGACTATTTACGATGGTGGAACAGTAAAGAACTGGACAAATGGTGATGATCTGGATGGCGGTACGCTTAATCCATGGACAACAGGGACCGTGATTGATGGTGGTACGTTAAGCAATAACGACTATCACGCGTTATTTTCAATTCAGAATCTACAATATGACGTAGACGATGTTATTGTAACAGGCGTCAAATACGTAGAAGATGAGGCCGAATATATGTCGGGTCAGGACGGCTATGTAATCACTATTGATAATCAGCTATTGTCAGGAAATGCACAGGCAGGAGTCGAAGCTATTGGAAATCAATTAATCGGTTTGCGAATGCGTCCTTTCTCATGCGACGGAATCGCCAACGGATACGCCACTTTCGGCGATCCAGTCGAATTTATTGACACAAAGAATCGTGTTTTTAGATCATTTGTAACTAATGTAGAATTTGTGTTCGGTGGTTCAACAACATGGAGCTGTAGTGCAAAGAGTGCCGAAGAAGATGTAAGTGAGTTTGTTGGTGGTCAGCAAGTGGCGGTAGAACAGTCAAAAAAAGATATAGAGAAGAAACTATCTGCCTATGACGTAAAGCTCAAACAAATGAATGAGCTTGCAGCAAACACGCTGGGCTTCTTCTATACAGAGGAAGTACAAGAAGATGGTTCCGTAATTACGTACCGGCATGATAAGCCTACACTTGCTGATTCTAAAGTAATTTATAAGACAAGTGCTGATGGATTCTTCTTGTCAGTAGACGGCGGTCAGACATGGAAAGCCGGCTTTGATAGTAATGGAGATGCCGTTCTGAATATTCTCTATGCCATCGGTATTCAATCAGAATGGATTAACACAAGAGGATTCACAGCGAAAGATAATAACGGGAATACGACATTAAGAATAGATGCCGACACAGGTGCTGTCACATTAAGGGTCGAAAACTTTACGCTGAAAAGCAGAACTATTGAACAGATCGCCAAAGACGTTGTGGATGGGTCAGTTCGTAATGTGACTATCCCGAACTATTATGGCACGTATACACCAACATTGCAGAATTATCCGGCATCTGAGTGGAAAAGTGAAGAATATGAAAAGCATGACGGCTCGATTTTCATGAACTTTTCTACAAGCCAGGTATATATGTTTTCTGGGACTGATGGCACTTGGCGGGAACTGGATGCTGAAAAAATTGTCAATTTTGAAAGAGTTTTTAACGCTTTAACGGATAATGGTAAGCAAGAGGGGATTTATATGCAGAACGGCCATCTGTATATAAATGCTTCTTATATTAAGTCTGGCCAGATTTCAGCTGATTTGATTAACCTGAAGAATATCAACGTTAAAAACAGTTCTGGAACGTCAACATTTGCGATTGATAACTACGGAAATGTTACGCTCAGGCCTAATACATTCGTGTTAGCAAATGGCGATACGATATACAGTATTGCTGAGAACAAGGCTTCAACAGCGCTGTCGAATGCAAAAAATTATACAGACAATGCACTTAGCAACCTCGACATAGGAAAAATGTCTAAACAAGAGATTATTAATGTGCTAAGCGATAACAGCAGCAATAAAGGTCTGTATCTATCAAATGGCAATGTGTACATGAATGCCGATTATATTAACACAGGTGAATTAGCAGGATGGAAAGTTGGAATTAAAAAGCTTTCAGCAAGTGGCGCGTATGGAGAAGTAACGCTAGATGCTTCAACTGGAGAGATCTATTCAGAGACGAATACAGGAGTATATGTGCCGGGGTACGGGACGTTGTATGGAACGCGAATTAGAGGAATCAATCTTTATACAGGAACTGTACATGCAAGCTCAGCCTCGTTTAATAAAAGCGTTTCGGCAGACAGCGTTTCGGCATCAAAAAAAGTTACAGCAGGTACACATATAGAAGCCAGTGGCCATTTCTATAGCATCGGAACGGGAACAGACCTTGCAGATTTAAGTGTCCGAGGAACAAAGAAAAGAATCCTTCCAACAAAAAACTATGGTACGCAGGCATTTTATTGTTATGAAATGGCGTCCCCCATGTTCGGAGACATCGGAGAAGCATCCGTATCGGAAGACGGCACATGCCTGATAGACATAGATGATATATTCCAAGAATCTACCAATGTAAGGATTGAATATTATGTGTTTTTACAAAAGGAAGGAGATGGAGATTGTTGGGTAGATAAAAAAGAGCAGACATATTTCACTGTAAAAGGTACTCCGGGGCTTAAATTTGCATTTGAAATCAAAGCGCGGCAGGCTGACTATGAACACATGCGTTTTGCTGACGCAAGCGAAACAGCCTACGACAGGGCAATAGACACAGACATGCCAGAACCAGACTACAGTGAAAGCCTTGAAGTATCAGAACCAGATTATGAAAAAGAACTTCTTAATAACAGGGAAAAAATTATTGACGAAATGGGGAAAATATCATGAAAAAAATTTTAACAAGTTTTATGAATCTTAGTACTGGAGAGGGAAGCCGCATTGCTTACACCTATTCAGAAGTAGACGAAAACACAGGAAGTATCATCAGCCAGAACAATAAAGGCAATTTCCTTGTAATGGATGACGATGTACAGAAAAATCTTGATTCTGTAAAGGATTACATAAGGAATAATTTCCTTTCATAAGGAGGTAAGTCTAATATGGCCGATACATATACAATACAATTCCGGCGCGGTATGTACGCCGATTTTGATACGTCGAAAATTCGCCCCGGAGAGCCTGTTGCGATTCTTGGCAATGACCCGTCCGTTCCATCTGGCAAAGCCTTATACATTGCATTTGCAGCTAATGATGTAAGGCGCTTGTGCTCCATTGAGGATATTTCAGAGATGGTTAATGCCGGAGAATTTGTTGGTCCGCAAGGCCCCAAAGGTGAAAAAGGAGAGCGAGGGGAGAAAGGTGCAGAGGGTCCTGCTGGCCCGCAGGGTCCAAGGGGTGAAAAAGGAGATAAAGGTGATCCGGGAGAAAAGGGTGCGGATGGTACCGTAGCATTTGAATCGCTGACACCTGAGCAGAAAGAATCGCTGAGGGGTGTCTCTATCACAGCGGTCAGTATCGACGTAGATGGAAATTTGACAATAGCATTTTCAGATGGTGATAGTGAAAATGTTGGAAATATTATAGGGCCTCAAGGAGTGCCGGGTCCAAAAGGTGATAAAGGAGATGTTGGACCAGTTGGTCCACAAGGCCCGCAAGGAGAAAAGGGTGAACAAGGAAATGATGGAACATCTCTTAATATCCTTGGTACAAAAGAATCTGAGTCAGACCTCCCCTTGAGCGCAGAGAAGAACGACGCGTATTTAATAAATGGAGAAATGTGGGTTTTTGACGGCACAAATTGGAACAATGCCGGCAAGATTCAAGGGCCACAAGGACCGCAGGGACCAATTGGTCCACAAGGCCCAAAGGGTGACCCGGGACCGCAAGGCGTAAAAGGAGACCCTGGAAAAAAAGGAGAGCAGGGGGCACAAGGTCTAAAAGGCGATACCGGGCCGCAAGGCGAGCAAGGCCCAGTTGGTCCAAAAGGCGAGCAAGGAGATACTGGTGCGCGAGGAATCACATTCACTCCTGTTGTAGACAGCAAAGGGAATATAAGTTGGAGTAATGACGGGG